TCACCGGGATACAGTACCCTGTTTCGTCAGTTGATCGTACTGCCTTTCGCAGACCCTTCCGGCTTCTGCTGCCCGGTCAGCGTATTCTGCCAGCTGTCGGTTTCGTTCGAGAGATTTTTCGAACACGTCGGTGAGCAAAATTCCGGTGTCTGCGGCTGACGTCCCAGCGCCGACAGTGGCGTTATACTGCCTGAGCTGCTCACGGATGGCAACGAGCTGCTGCTGCAGCCGGCCAGCGCGAACAGCAGCATCAAGAGCATCATTGCGCGCCTGGTCGATCCTCTGCTGGGCTTCACGTTCATTGGTTGCTTTCTCCTGTTCGTCATGTTGACGGGCTTTCTCATCTTCTGCTCTGCGGTCTGCCTTTGCCTGTGCATACCCGGCTTTATACTGCCTCTCACCATGGACGTTCCAGGCGACAACGCCGCCGGCCACCAGAGCAGCAAGCATCGCGACAATAAGCAGCTGTTTCCAGTACGCTTTCACGATGGCGGTGATCATGACAAAAGCGCCTTTTTGGCAGTCAGGTAACGCACTCTTCGATCGTCGATACCATTCTGGCCGCCGTTGATGATCTGCGTGACGCGCGCCAGGTCGCCGGTATATTTGAGGCAACCTTTTGTGGCGAAGAACCACGCCGCGCTGCGTGCTGCATAACTGTCCTGTGCCAGCAGTTCAGGCTGAGTAACCAGATCAACCTTCAATCCATTGCCGCAGTCACGGTAATTAGTCAGGCCAGTGATCTGGATAAGCCCGCGACCACGGAAGTTATAACCGTCACCAGGTCCGTTATTCCCCATGCGTTTGCTATACACCAGATTGGCGATAGCGCGCTGGCGCACCAGCGGTAATGACGGTTCACCCTGGCGGCGGCCGAGCGTGTTTGCCTGGTCCTGAGTCAGTCGCCCGGCGCGAACAAAGCCAGCAAGACCGGCAATGCTGTAGTTAAAGCTTTCTACCAGGCGGCTGAAACCGCCGCTTTCATGCCCGGCCTGGGCAATGAACATCGCCTGATCCTCTGGCTTGCTGATACCAAACTCTTTCATGACTGCCTCGATGTGCGGATGCCAGCGAGTAGCCAGATCCTGGCTGACGCCAGCTGCTTTCTGAAACTGGTTAATATCCATGTTACGACCTCGATATCTTGAAGATTTGCACGACGTTGCCGCGAGTTTTCAGAACAGCGGCAAGCATCACTGCGTTAATGACGACCTCAGACAGATCTGCGGTCATGGGGAAGTGGTAGAAGAATGAATACGCCGCCCGTACCGGAATGCTGGCCGCCGATACAATCAGGAAATAGGCAATCCATCCTCCCCACCGGCGGTGCCGCGATCCGTTGCGCTGAAAGAACATCACCCGTAGCGCAATACCTGCGCATATGATGGCGTTGGCGATAAGCAGCAGATCATGGCCTGTCATCGTCTTTTCCTCCCGGGATTAAATCGCGTGGATTATCAGAGCGGTGATACAGCCAGATGCCAACGCGCACGGCGACAATGGACGCAACGAAAGCGCCGGCGGAATACACAATGCCGCGTTCGAACGAGTCCTGCGTAATTGTCGGGATCATGCTGGCCAGCCCGATAAGGATTGATGCCGTTGGCTTGTAGAAGAGAAGACCGCAGAGAAAGCTGAGAAGGGACAGAAGAACGCGGCGCCGGATAGGATATTCAACCGCTGAGGTGACAAATATTACCGCCCCAGCGAGTGAGCCCAGCGCCACCTCTGGCGGAACTCCGGCGACGACTGCAGCCAGTGCTCCGTAGCTAAGCCCCTGATTTACAGTATCAGCGGTTAGCGTTCCTGACATGATGACCACCGTTTACTATGCATGATGAACCTCCTGAAGTTGGTAAGCTCATCATACACAATAAACCAAATATGAATAAATGGTAATTATTCTATTACTTGCTTGTTCCCATCCAGCCAATGAATGCCATGGTTTGTTGTATTAGCTATGGAGCTGGTGTATTGTGCATCGAATAGACTCGGCTGCTGACTACCTTGGTACACTTGCCTTTCAATCAATGAACTATTTAATCTAATTTTATCTTTATTTGTGATCTTTATTATTTCTCCTGAAATATCCTTATGCACCCCTTTATCAATAAATAAAAACTCAGCCCCATCCATGTGATAGCTACTATCAAGTTTCTCAAAACGCATGCCAGATAATTGAGTGCTTCCTGTCGTATTTTTGAATTTAACACCGATGCCTTTCCCGTTACCCTTAATTTTTACAGCGTTAATAACATTATCTAATGAAGCAGAGTTCATCCTATTGAGTATGATTCCGTTAGAGCCAGGGTTATCTATATGGCATGCGGAAATGACTGCATCACCGCATGACTCAAGGAAGATACCTGAACCTTTAGAATTTTTTATTATACTGTTGCTAACAATAACGTTTCGAGATTCTCCAGAATTGAACCGACCACCGCTATAATCGTTTCCAAAAATATCAATTCCGTTATCGTTTGTTCCATCTACTGTGCAAGAGTTGATGATAACTCCATTTGGCCTGTCGATACTTATGCCTATGTATCCGCAGTTTTCTACGCGACAGTTAGTGATGTTACTATCAACTGGTCCGTTGTTATTTTTAGATGAGCGAAGCCCTATTCCTATTCCCCCGTTTCCTTTTCTTGCCGGAGGGTTTATAGCATTAACATTATCAATCGTCAGTCCTCTCGATCCAATTATGTTAATGCAGTTTATAGCCCCCTCGACATTTTGAGAGTTACCATCAATCCTAACTCCAGAAATTATAACATCTGATAAATCATCTTCATCCCAGTTAGTTATGATAGAGCCAACACCGGCATATTTACCAGGCAAGAGTCTTATAGTCCCAACGCCAATGATTGCGCAACCAGGAAGCAAGTTGATGCAACTTCCGCCTTTTGACTGCGCGTTTTTAATCTCAGGAGAATCAGGGTTAGGTGACACGTTGTAAACGCCTGCTGGCAGAAACAGTTGCACCCTCTCATTGATGGCATTCTGTATGTACTTTGTGCAATCAGCGTTCATATCAGATGCATTGAACGACGCAGGAAGGAAGCTCCTGATGCTGGCTATGCCAGTTTGAGAAATCTCAGATGACACCTTCAGGTAGGCCGGAGCCTTCTGTGGTGATGATTTCGCTTGTGCAGATAGTGCTAACATCCCTACAGCACTGGCGCCTGAAATTATGAATTCTCGCCTGTTTTTCATGCATTTACCTGCTTTTGTTAGGGGTGATTTATGAAATTTGCCACCAATATCAATAGCACGTTTTTGATGATCAGATCATGGCTTTACTCTTAAAGCTAAAGTATGCTAAAGCGGACGAATCCTATGGAAAATGGAAAGATGGCAAGCATTGTACTTTTTTTTGTTTATGTAATGTTTTTTATACCAAAAATGGATTTAATTTCTCTTGGGGGAGGTTTTAATGCTGGGCTCAGGATTGATGATTTAATCATCTGCTTATTGTTTTTCTTTTTCTTCTTATACGCTGCACAGAATAAAAAGACAAAGGTCAGTAAAACTGAATTTTATTTTATATTGTTTTTATTCGTCACATTCCTCGGTTCATTCTTTAGTTCGACGCAATATGGCAGGGGGACAGTTCTTTTCCCAATTCGCTTCTTTGAATACTTTGTTTTTTTCTACATGGGTTTCTTTTTATACAAAGGCGGGGCAAATATAAGAAAGTTGCTTTTACTTCTGCTTATTGCTAACTCTGCAGTAGCCATCCTTCAACACTTTGGAGTTGTTGGTGGATTCAACGTCAGAGGCTATCAACCAAATATGTCAGAACGTGTAATAGGTCTTACAAGCGGTCCTTGGGAGCTTGGTGTTATACTTAACTTCATTACATGTTACTTTTTGGCAGAAGAAAGAAGCGAGTTCAAGAAATATGTCATCTTTGGCGTGGCAACATTAATCATCATGATGACGGGTTCAAGGATGTCCATGCTTGCTCAGATTGCTGTTCTGATCTGGTATATGAAGCTAAGCGCCAGCCTGGTAACAATCATAAAAAGATGCCTTGTCGTCATTCCTTTACTGTTCGCGGTTTATTTCTTCTTTGGTGACAGTACGGTAGCAACTCGATCTGATAGCCTCATGAACAGTGATAACATAGACCAGTTACTGGACTCATATTCATCGGTAAGGATTACAGAATCGGTTCCTTCGTGGGGTGATTTGGGCGTTCTTTCTCGCGGTGATGAGGTTGATGCAAGCTGGAGTATGAGGGGAATTAAATGGATTTACGCCGTTAAATTATATCTGTCTCATCCTATGTACTGGATGATAGGCGTCGGTGCGGGGTCTTTTGGCAACGCACTTGATGGTGGCTGGTTGAGGATTACTACAGAGACGGGAATTATCGGGCTTTTGCTGTTCGTGATGTTCCTTCTGCGAGTGAAGAGGCTATCACCAACTATGTCACTTTGCGTCCTGGCATTCTGTATCAACATGCTAATGATTGATATTTACATGTCATACAAAGTCATGTCCATGATGCTCCTTTTGGCTGGATATTATCAGAAGAAAAAGAAAGATGAAAAGGCAAGGCTCAGAGAAACTAAAGCTCATGAACATTCGTTACCAAATAAAAGATTAGTTTTATAGGTATCGATGGCGCTCCATACGGAGCGCCTCTCAATTACTCTCCAGTATCTGTTGCACCTGAGAATTGATCTAGCGTTTTGAGGTACTCATAAGCCTGAGCAAAAGGGTTTTCTCCTGCTATATCATAGGCGCAATCGTATTGCTCTGAGTACAACTCCTCAATCTCTTCGCTATTCGCAAAAAATCTCACACCGAATGACAATGTTTTTTTATCTGAACTGATGGCTGGAAGGTTTACTTTCGCCACGCCATCAGACACAGAGAGCCCCCTAAAGCTAATCGGTAAAATTAAAGCCATGTTTACCACCTATTACCATGCTGAGACTGAAGCACGACGCCATGTGTTAGTTGCCGTGCAAATATAAAGATAGGCGCCATCGGAAGCCCATTGTCCTTCCAGACCTCCAGACGTCGCTGTCGCTGGGACTGGCACCTTCATGGAAAAAATATACCCATCTGTAGCAGATGCTGGTTCTGAGCCAAATTTAGCCCGAAAACCAACTGAGCTTCTATAAATATAGTCAGGACCAAACTGGATGCGACGCCTGTCATAAGCAGGAGCCGTTGCGGACTTTGTCCCAATAGCAAGATCACTCTCTATTTTATACGGACCGGAATAGCTTCCGGTGTTAATGGCGTTTTTGAGGTCATGCGGGCCTATACAGATACGGCCTGAAACGTTAGAGGTTGATGAATTAACCGAATAGGATAAACCTGCAAAATCTTTAAGATTTATAACCTCCATGTTATTTATATTCTGGAAGTATAACGTAGTGTCTGTCGCGATAGTCGAATAGTTAACTCCGTCGATAATCCTGACATCATTACCGATCGGCACCGTCCAGGGCCCAGTAGAAGAACCACCGATACTGATGCAGCGCCCCGCGTTTTTGTCGTCCGCCTTACGCACTGTGGGGTATAGGTCAAGGAATTGCGGCCCGGTTACTTGTACGAAATTAGAGTCAACTTTCATTTTTGCGCGAATAGGGTTTCTAATAAAAACACCAAAATCGCAATTTAATTCAGCATCAAAGTTAACAAGCTCATAAAGCCGGCTATCAGCACCCCCGTGAGAGGATTTAAGGCTTCCGCCTTTAATGCCATCTAGCCAAATCCCAAGCCCCCCGCGATCCTTTCCTGTGTTTATGTTAGACATCTGCACGTTACGCCCCCAATTGTAATAAGGGGTAAACAGGAAATCGACATAAAAACCATTGATTGATTGCGAACCTGAAGAAATACCATAATCGGTTGCTACTACGCCGTCGACGGTACACTCAATAGGGCTCATCATTTTAAACGCAGCGTTGTCTGTAGTCCCCGTTGCTCCAGAAGTAACGATGTTGTCTATCGTCATTCTACGGGCATAGGTGAAGTTTATTGCGTTTGGTGTCGCCGCAGTAACGATAGAGTCGCTAAAGTTGCCAGCGTATGCGTAATCGTTAATGCTCCTGTTAAAGCGGCAACCTTTAACCTGCGGTCCTGTGATAGCCCGAAGCTGCAAAACGTCAAAATTCGCATTCAGGATATTCAATTTGTTAAGGAATGCCGCAGGAACAATAAAAGGATCGCCGAAAGCTGTAGTCAGGGGATCAACTAAAACAATTCCGAAAACACTAACGTTTTTAATGCGTGAATGCTCAAAATATACGGTGCCGGCATTGACGGAATCAGTGCCGGTAATATTTTCGAAGCGAACTACATCGCCAACTGAAAAAGAGCTAAAGTCACCGGTGATTGTGGTCGTGCCAACTTCCAGCGCTCCTGAGTATTTTACAAAAGTCGTTTTACTAATTACAAATTTATCAAAGGCAAAACGGAACCCATCGGCAATAACTAATTGCGATGAACTGGCCGAAACTACTGTAGAGAAATGGACGCCGATCTGGTTTATACTGCCGTTAAATCCTGTATCCGTGGCCAGTTCTATTGCGATCTTGTCCCCGGCACTGTACGCCGAGAAGTTACCCGGGAACGTTGTTGATCCAGCGGCATAGGTGGCGTAGTCGTAAACGGTGCCGACCGTTACCGAATTGGTACGGGTTTTTAGCGTATCTCCTTTAATGATTACGAAGCCTTGAATTTTACCTTCGCCAGTTAAGTTTAGCCCACCTCGGGTGTATACAAGCCCATCCCAGTTAACATCTATGTCTACTACGGCTTGCTTATTATTATCTATACAGTAATCAAGAAATGATTTTGCCAGAGGTGACTCGTTTCCTGACCCAGTAAATCCATAGGATGACGCAGTTACTGAAGGAAGGCCACCGATCAGCATTGACCCTGATGTACCTGCGAGCTTTATTGCAAGATCAGCTGTATCTGTCTGCGCTGCAATAGGCACGAAATTACCAATATTATTACAGCCTACAAGCATGTTTGATCTGAGATCAGAGTTTGCATAAATCGGCACGCCTGACTCAGGAACCCTGAGCGTTCTGGAAAAGAGATCTTCAGAATGCTCAATTGAATCTGATACTGAATTATCTACGTAATTTTTTGTTGCAGCATCCTGCTGGTTTACAGGATCCTTCAGATTTCTGATTTGATTGCCAAGAGCATCATAGAAATTGGCTATGAAGGAAGGCTTACGTAACGCTAGGCGTAAGAAACTGAAACACTGCTGGATCAGCATCGTAAGCTTATCGAATGCATCTTCATGGATCTCAGGAAAGAAGCCCCCCTGATTTCTGATGCTGGTTTCTTGGGTAACAGGCGTGCTGCGCTCAATAGAGATTTTCCAATCATTCGCCAGCGGCGATGGAAGTACGACACTACCACCTGAATAACTTCCAGCCCCCATCACGCTGTAGTCAGTATCTAGGGCTAACACAATGATATTTTCGTTCAGGTCAACAACTTGAACCATCAGATCAGTTTTATTGAAAATGCGGAAGGTATACGGGAATGATGTGGTTACGCCGTTTCCTGTGTAGTCGTTATGGTCGACTTCTGTTGAGACCGTCATACTGAAATCTCCGGTTTTCGTAGCGCCCGGCGCGCCACACTTCAATCATTCTATTACCAAACAACTCCTATTCGAATAAAACATGCACTAGTTAATAGCATTATTACCTTAAAGGTAATTAGATAACCTCTGGAAATGTGATTGAACTTTTGCTATATGTATATATATACAGTATTTTCATGAGGCTATCACTATGCCGCAGCAGTACCATCACCCTCTGGAAGATGGATTTACGGACAAAATTCATACACCTGCAGGCGTGAGATCCCTTGTAGAGAGGTCTCATCTTATGGATTTGCTTAGGGAGTTAGAGAAGAATGGACACGACGTAAGCGGAGCGGCGGCCGAGCTTGTTGCGCTGGTGAATTATGTCACAAGTTCGCAAGTGTCTATGCGTGACCTACAGACGCATCTGGACTATTGCACAATGCAATTGCGACAACAGTTGAAGTAAGATATTTATGGTTTCAATGGATGCAAGTTATTGCCAGGGCTACAATGCTATTGCCACGTTAAGTGGTCTACACATGGTAAGTGAAAATGAAAAAAGCATTCGCAGTGCTGTTTGTTCTGTTGTCTCTGGGTTCTTCCGCGCAGGCTTTCGCTGGTAACTGCCAGCATCCTGATGATACCGCAGCTGACGGCTCACGTTGCGGCGGCCGTTCTGCTGACTCCCGCCCCGGCGGTCAGTGATAATTAAGGCCGCGCAAGCGGCCTATTTATCTTTTATACATTCATAATTCCACGATTAGCCCACAATGAAATTACGTTTTTATAGAACTGATAATCCTCTTGTTTTTGCAGCGCAGCCGGGTCATTTAATCCAATGCTTGCCAATAACTTTTCCCTTTGTATGAAATCTTCGATAGCATGTTCAGGAGTATCACCTTTTGTAGAGCGCCACAATGTTTCATAGAATTTAGCGGCAATATCAAAATCAATTAATTTAGAATTATATGCAAGGTTGAACATAATTATTCTGAAACCCATTAATTTGAAATTAAATTCACCTTTAACAATATCTTCTCCACCATACTGTTTTGCGAAAGCTAATGATTTCTTGAACATTTTTAACCCCTGACCATAATTGTCTTGCATAATCCTGTATAAGGTCATGCGCTCATCATTGCTGGACTGGTACGGCTCGAGAAGAATTCTCGAAAGTACGAAGGTTTCAAAGTGCTCTTCATTTCTCATTGATAACGCAAAGTCAACTGCCGCAAGCGATGATTGGTAAACACCCTGATCATTCATCTCGGTAAGCAGTTTTAATGTTTCTTTTGAAAAAACAGAAACACCAGATTTCTCTAAAAAATTACCGAACTTACCAAGAATCCCCATGATATTTCCTTATTTCATCTGCTCTTCAACTTTGTTTAGTAGTGGTGATATCGCCCACAGGTTCTGAAATGGTAGCATTTTACGGGCCGCGTGGGTTTGCTGGCTGTCAAATTCTCCGTTCAGCACCCCATGCGCCACCGTTGCAGCATCACCACCGAGATCGAAGGTCGGCCCCAGCATAGCACCAATGGCATTGCGGCTTTGGAATCTGGATACCGGCGGCGCACCAAACATCGCGCCAAGACCAAACCTGCCGCCGCTTACATTTTCAAGGGTATTGAGCGGCTCTGACAGCCATCCCAGCATGCCGCCCCTGTCGATCCCCTCTTTCACAAGGTTATTCCAGCTGTAGTCGATATCGCGGCCGCTAAGCTTTTGCTTCATCATATAGACCATAGACCCTAGTGCGACAGTACCCAGAGCGCCCAGATAGAATGACGCATCCCCCTGCTGAATACCAGATACCAGAACCCTGTTATGCTGAGCAAAGATAAACGTTTTGAACTGGGTGATCAGTTTCCACCCCTCTTTACTGAAGAACAGCGGCGTATCGCCAACGCCAGGGGTTACAATCACCGAATCGACATCCTTCAGCACCGCGGCCTGGAATATCTCCCTAACGTGACGATCGTCCCACAAGTGGCTGTGTCCGGTTAGAAGCCCATCCATATCCTCACCGTGCTTCCCAAATTGCTCCCCGATGCGACGCAGCATATCCTCATTGATACCGACCTGCGCCATCTTGCGCATTTCACTTTTGGCGAGCGCACCGCCGGCAGAAACCTGGCGAGCAGCGTCAAGTATCCTCGATTGCACAATCATCCCGGACCATGATTTAAGCGCGCTGTTCCACTGGTTCATCAGCGTCCAGTTGCCGAATTTCTGGGTCATCCAGTTCAGACCTCGTTCAGCGGCAGTTCTCCGGCTATAGGGATCGGTAAGGTCCGCTATTGCCTTGGTTCGAGTGGACAGAACATAATCAAGACCAACGGCCATTTCACGCAAATCCCTTGTCGCTATCTTGATGGAGTGCATATTTTTAAGCATGCTGGCCATAGGACCAAGAGATTTGCGTAGACCATGCTGCATCATCGGCCGCATCAGATCGGTGGCCGCGGCGACGGTCATGCCGCCAAGCAGGCGAAGGAAGTTAACATTCCTTGCAACCCGCCCGGCCCGAACGAAGAAACTGCGAGGATCCTGCGGGGCGCCGTAGGTGCCTAGAAGGCGGTCGCGCATTGCAGTTATATCCCTGATATCTGCTTCGCGTTGTTTTTCAAGCGCTGCACGTTCTTTAGGCGTTTTCGCCTCTTTGATCAGCCGCGTATATTCTTCGCTAACCTGGCGAATCTGATCCCCCATGTCTTTACGGCCGAACTGCGCTGTCAGTTCGATTTCCGGAGCCACCTGCCTGAGGTAGCTTTCCATGATGTGATTGACGTCTGACTCCAGGAAATCCTCTATACGTTCATCGGGAATAAGCAGAGTTCGGCTTTTGGTGAAACCAGCCCGGCCAACGAGTCTCTCTGGGATAATATCGGCAGGAACAAGTCCGGAAGGTGCGCCGATTATTTTATTCACGATCTCGTCAGCAGCGTCCTCTGCTTCCTCTCGGGATAGAGGTTCCATCTGCTTTAGAGCCCGCTCGCGGCTTGCATTCAGCCTTGTGGTTGAATTTGCCCGTTTTTGCAGTCGGCGAAGCTCGGAACGGTATTTCCGTGGGTTATCCAGCAACTCCATATGGCGCTGATAGACCGGAAGTTCTTCTTTAGCCTGAGCTATATCATCAAGCCTTGTTTTAAGATCAGAGCTTTCTTTCATCATTCTGGCCTGAAGTCTTTCTGATGAAGTATCAGCCAATTGTTTTTCTATTCTGGTAAGGCGCGCCTGTGTGTCAGCTTCCTGAGATATGAGCTTATTGCGTTTATCCAGCTCTTCCATGAGTAGGATTTTTTTCCCGGACCATTTCTCGGCTTCGGCGATATCACTCGCCAGGGCCTCAGCGCGCGGCGCTGATTCCTCCGCATTTTTCAGACCTGCATTTATCTTTTCAATTCTCTGCCCGGCTTTATCAGCTCCTTTAGCACTAATACCCTGTATCCAGTTGGCTATCCTCCCCCTGAATTCAGTGCGGTCTGAAAGTATCTTATCGAATTTATAAATACGTGGAAGATAGCTTTGTGCCGTCACAACATCGACATCTTCCGGAAGGATCCCAAGCTCCTGCATACGGGCTTTTGTGCTCTCGAAAATAGGCCGAATACTGGCGGCCGCCTGCGCCACTTCAGGAATATCACTCTGATCGCCGCGGCGCATAGCCATGCCCACAGCCTCATTGAAATCTACAAAGTTCATCCTCTTCGCACCGCTGGCGCTGACGGACTTGCTGTACTGCTGATAAGCGTCTCGGGTGGTTTCCATCTGCTTATAGAGCATGGCATCGTATTGCTTAATCTTTGTTTCTGCTGCCGTAAATGTAGCTAGGCCTTCGTCATTTTTGGCAAAGAAATAGTTATTCTCAGCCAGTTGCTGGTTTATCTGTCGGGAAACCAGTGATGGAGACTGAGCCAGCCGGCCAGCAGGCGTGACGCTGAGTGTTTTATTTGCGAGACCAAGCCCAGCTAGTTGCTCCTGATCTAGCGTCGTATTGAACACCTGCGCGGCGCCAATGCTCTGCGGAGAGTCCATGCCCCGCAAATTTTCACCAATGGCATTAGCAACAGCGGAGCGCTGAGCGGGCCCTGCAAGAACCTGTGCGCCAGCGCCAAGAATACCGCCAACAAGCGCATCAACCGCTACGTTTGAAATGCTCTCCATCGCCGATCTTGTTTCCTGCGTCGCCTGCAATGACGCTTCTGACGCAACTCCGCCTGCGGCGTTAGCTAAGGCAAAGCGCCCAGCTGTTTCTGCTATGCTCCCGCCGCGGGCCACGGCTCCGGCAGGAATGAACATCGCAGCGACGTTAACCGGATCAATCATTCCCATTGCCAGACTTGAAATCGTTCCTGCGCCTCCGACCTCGGATAGATATTCCCTGTCCGCCTTCTGCTGATCTATGCGGTGCTTAATAGCAAGAGTTTCCTCTGGCGATCCGGAGTTGATAAATGAATCAGCAAAGTCCTCATAGCCTTTAATATCTGCGGCATCATTATCAAACGGGTTATAGCCGTCAACTCGGTCAAACTGGCTGAACGGAGCGCTGGCGATAAAACTACCCAGGGAGTTATCTATGCGGAAAGCTGCTTGCCTAGATTGCTGAACGCGCTGATCGCTGGTAAATGGATTTACGGCAGAGAGCAAAGAAGGCGTTTCCATATAAAAATCGCTGTCATCTGGCGTGGCTATCTGCTGAATGTCCTCGCCAAGCAACTCTTTCGGATCCTGTTCATACGTCGGCATTATTTGCCCCCTGCGTAAATGTTGCTAGGAAGGTTATTGGCTGAACCATAGCCAAAAGGCTTAGTCAGATCTGGCGGCGTATAGCCTTCATTGTTACTGAACTGCGGTAATGGATTTCCTTCTCGCTTCACTCTAGCCTCATCGACTCGTTGCTGCTGGAACTGCATGGTTTGCCTGTACATCGGAGATGTCTGCTGATCTGGTTTGAAGCGAACGGGAAGCCCATTCTCACCATAATACGGACGGACATCATCGTAACCGTCCTGATTTTTCTGTCTCACCATGACCGCATAGCTTTTATCTCTTGGCGTGACACCATCAGGAACGATAACCAAATCAGTATCACTACGAGCACCACCAAAAGCTTTAGCTTTAAGCTCGTTTTTCTCCTGATACCATTGGCCTTCTATCCAGTTACCGGATCCACTGTTTACCCCATAAAGCGCTTCCGGGGCATATTTCATAACCTCTGCACTACCATTAATAGTAGAAACTCCCCATGTGGTTCTGATCATGGCGTTGGTCATTTTCTCAGCCTGGTCTGCATCGCCACCAGTCTGTGCAAAGTTTGCATCGTAAATTGTCTGGTAATCACGTTGATAGGCCGCATTTGATTTGCCTGGATCGGTAATGTCTGGAGACCAAGAACCAAATGAGGTCAGGCTACTGGCGTTGTTTTGTGCAGCAGTTGTCCGTGCGGCGACATATTTTTTGTCTCGCGTGGCAGTGGAAAGCATCTGTTTCATCCGGTCATCCTGCTGGAATACCTGGCTATATGCCATGTCCACAGCCTTATCCTCCGGAACTCCAGCGCGGGAATAATCGTAAACCTTTCCATAAAATGCCATCGTTCCCTTATCAAGGGTTGCCGCGGCCGCCGGGTTATTATCGAATAACTGGCCGTAGAATTTTGCCATAGGAACAACCAGTGCAGGATCTCTTGAGGTTGCTCCGCTGTTAAGCATAGTTTTGACCTGCGTTGGTATCATGCCACTTTTAGTTGTGACGGTGGCCAGCGCATTGATGCTCTGCGGATCAGATATCGAAAACGAAGGCGCAATATCCTGAGCAAAGTAATGGTCCACGGCTGCCTGGTTACTTTTGTCGTTAGGATCTAAGGGGAAGTTATTTTGCAAGGATGAAACTAAGCGGTTGCGCCCCTGTTGTGCCTGCCACTCTGTATCCATTTGCTTAAATTTGCTCTGCATTTTCTCCCATCGTTGCTGGTTAGCTGCAAAGCCAGGAGCATTTGGATCCTGTGGGCGAAGTCGCTCAAGAATGTCCTGTCGTCCTTCAGGGGTAAGGTCCTTAGCTGCACCAATTACGCCGCCATATTGTATCTGCGCCTGCATATCTTGCCATTTCAACGCCCCAACGCGAGGGCCATTAGCCCGGATAAAATCAGCCTCAGAAGGTAATTGAGCCGGTCTAAGCCCCTCATCAAGAGCTGAATATGCATCCTTCACTACAGAGCTAAGTTGTTCAGCATACTGCTGACGGTACTGGTTATTAAGCTCGTTAGCCTGCCTCAATGCCTGCATTTGCATTTGAGGGCTCATAGCATCAAAAGCGGCATTTCCCGTATAACGCTTTGGTGAATCAAGGTTAGTTAACCCGAGCGCAGCCGACACGCCAGTTTCAAGCTGGTCAGCACTATATGGAACACTGCCATTTTCATGCTTAACAATACCGGCACACAAAGCTGCAAGGGTTTTAGGGTTGGACACATCAAGCGGGTCATTAGCTCCCACACCAAGAGCGCTGCACAGCGCCTTGATATAAGCATCGGTGTTATTGCCATCGCTGGCCGGCGCCCAACGATTAACGATCTCGCTCACGGTGTCGTATCCCTGGCGCTGGTACGACAGCAGGTTTTTACCCAGCGCGCGGATCCCATGCTCGGGCGTCGCAAAAGTAGCAAAACGGCCATCACTCCCCGTCTGCCCCTCCCAGGGGTTTGAACCTGCTTCAATATTACCGGGGTTGTTATTCCTCAGGCCCCTGGCTGCGCCAGAGTTACCGTGAGCCACAACGCGGCCAACACCATCAAGATCTCCTGGTTCGCCGTTTGTTTGAAGTAATTCGCTGTATTTTTGAGCAATGTTTCCGACCCAGGCCGATTGCCCCATCTGCTCCTTCAGCTGCGTTTTCTGCTGCACGCGCCATTCATCAGGCATGCCATGAGCATCAGCATACTGATCAATAGCATCAAAACGCTGTTTGGCAAGACCCACGAAGGCTTGGTTATCGTTATAAAGATCGGTGGACTGAGTTACGGCCAGGGAGTTTCCAGAAGTAAACGCCTGATCCTGAAACTGCTGGAACTGGCCAACCTCATACCGGCGGGCCTGGTTGTGAAATGACTGCATCGACTGCTGCAATTGAAAAGATAACTGCTGACGAGCCTCGCCATCCGGCACTGTACCCAGCAAGTCCTGAGCTTTCTGCTGCATGTTCTGCATGACGACATCGCTTTGCCCGAGCGCAGCCTTTCCCTGCTTCGTTATCAGACCATTGTCAGGATTATTGAACTGGTCATCACCGAACTGATTAAACTGCAGCAGAGCATCCTGGCTAAGCGCTACATCAGCCTTGCGCTTTGCATCAGCCATCATATTGATCGACGTATCAGCAGCCTGCTGGATGCCCTGCACCAGCGGATTTTCCGGGACACGAAGATTGCTCGTCATCACCGGCGCGGTTTGCGTCTGGCTCTGGCGTTGATATTGCGGAACAGTTGGCATAGTCAGCTCCTTTTACTTAGCGGAAAGCGGCTTCCAGGTACCGCCCAGCGTCTTGTATGCATTAAGACCGGTCAGCGTGGAGTTGAGCAGTGTTGAACCTGCGCCAAGCATTCCGGACTGCTTATCAATTTTCCCTTGAGCGCGGCTGGTATCAGCCTGGAACTGCAACCCGGCGGCCTGTCGCTGGCCGTTGTTGATGGTGGTCAGCGCGTCGAGCGTGCCCTGCTGCATGGTTTCAGTTGTCAGGTCCAATGCGTTACCGCTCGTCAGGTCGGCGCCGTTAGCAGCCAGTGCATTGGTTTGCTGTCCGGCAACCCTCCGTGCCTGCTGCCGCTGCTGGTATGCCTGGTCATTAGCTGTGTTGATAGTGTCGCGGGCGGACTGCTCCTGAGCGTCGGCGTTAGCGTTCGCCAGCGCGGCGTTAGCGCGGCCTGTCTGGATCTGACTGTAAGCGCTGAGACCGCCAGCAACTGCGGTTACGGCTAGTGCTGCGGTAGCTGGTTCACACATGGGCTATTTCCTTAATGAAATGGTGGAAAGGCATTCTCATCAATCCGTATGGCTCAGGATCTGCCAGGGTGAACCCCATCCAGTGAAGCCAGGATTTTGCTGCGTGGTTACGCGCATCTACGTAATTTTCAAGCACGCGATATCCGCGTGACATGTCACGAAGAACCGGGCGGCAATGGCGGAGGAATGTCAGCGGCTGATGCTCAATATGGTCGGTGCTAACCAGCCACGGAATACCTCGTCCGGTGATGATCGATGCCGGAGATATACCGAAGATGGTTACCACCTGGCCGTTAATCATCCCTGCAGCGGCTACCGAAGCGCTTTTCATGGCTCGATTGATGACTTCCTCCGGAGTCATCCCGGCGGCAGCCATAAACTCATCGTGGTCTGCCTGGCGGACATGCGGGAGAATGGCGCAGATATGCTCGTCAGTAACGCTGACTATCTCAACTTTCCGCATATCAGCCCCCTACCGTTACGCGCGGTATAATGGCCAGAATGCCAAGCGGCAGCGGATCGGAATGGCTGATTACAACCCGCCCGTTACGCTCCCAGTTTGCATCGAGGTTCATATCGATGATGCCCGTCTTTAGCCCTACCGGGTCGTCGTAGAATTCCCACTCACGCTGGGTATACTCCAGTAAGTGAGCATCATCTGTTCCGGCCCAAACCGAGCGCCCGCTGTTGAGCATTACGCAAAGCTGATTGATGAGTTTGGTCTTATCCAGCAGCGTAGACTGCCCTGCAACGTTCACGTCCAGCGTTTCGATAACCGCGGCTACCGGCAAACCGATATGCACCACTGACGAGTGGTTTTCGATCGTCACTTCGCCGCCTGATACAACCTGCTGAGGTTCAACGTTACCGTCGGCAAGAATGCTAACCGTCTGCCCCTCGAGGTGAGACAGTCCCGCAAATGTCCGACGTGCTATCGACCAGGTGGATTGCGCGCTATTGCGCAGTGCTGCCGGTACATCACGGTTTACCAGCACGGTAGCGACGGTTGAAGAAACGACTTCAGCAATGCTTATGCGCATCGACTTACTGATTCCGTCCTCTGTATACGGAATGTGAATTTCCTGGCTGGCACTGGATGAATCGAAGATTGCCGCGCTGCTGGTCAGGGTCAGTTCATCCTGATATGTCCAGCCACCAGCGGTGCTAATCGTCATCGTGCGTGTCGAATCGGTATTTTCTCCGCTGTATGACAGCCCGGAATCAACGAAAAATGCATCCTGCTGTTCAGTGAACTGGCGGGTATTCAGGCGCTCAATATAACGAACAACTGATCCATTCACCGTACGACGGACCAGTGCATACACTGCATCTTCCTGCCCTTCGCTGATGCTGCAGATCGACTCAACATAGCCGTTTGTCATCGGGTGGGGATGCCAGGCATATACCTGCTGTTCACGGAGATAAGTCAGTCCAAGCAACATGCCATCGCTTCGCGCACACCAGGCAACGCTGAACGGCTGTACTGACAATGCCCAGTCCCGGATGCTGTATCCGTTAAAGAGGTGGCTGGCAAGCAGGGTAAGGTCACTGGATTGATAGCTGTCCTGGTCGAATGAGTAGAACAGGTCGCGGATGATAGAGCCTTTCTGCTGAACGTACAGCGCCACGCTGCCGACATTTATCGGAGCCAGATCGCTGCTGCCGTTGAATGACTGACCGGACATCGCAAAGCCACCCGTACCTGTCAGGTTGCCGTTACTGTCGCCCGTCACCTTAAATTCACCGCCGCTGGTCAACACGATAAGCTGGCCTACATCGAGGAGGTGCAGGATTTTGTTCAGCTGGCGCCCGGCGTAGTTATAGGTGATCGCATCATCATCAACCTTCGGGTTGCTGCGGTAGAAGTTGTGATAATCACCGGTACGGCTGCACCAGATAGTCTGCGGGAACGCCCTGCTTCCGCCGAAGATAAGCCGCTGTTGATAATAGGTTACGGTGCCGGGATAGCCGTCTGTGTCGTTCCAGGCATAATGCGCCCATTTGTAGGTTGCAAAAGTGCTGCCAACTACCTGCGCCGGTAGCTCGATCTCACCATCCTGACGCGGCACGACGTCGGCGGTAGCCGTCAGCCCGTCAGGGGCTACGGCAGTGATGCGGCAAACGCCGAACCCACTGTGAAGATAACGCCACAGCACACCGTTACGTCCGCCGTATCCCCAGCCATCCCACGAATCGCCCGTGGTGTGCGTCGGCGCTACCGTGCCGGTAGTTCCGTTAGCTCCGCCATCGACGCAGCGATAATAGTTCTCCTGGTACCGGCACTCGTCGCCCGTCCCGATATCCTTATCTGTTTCCCAGCGGCCCACGCTGTCTACCGCTTTCTGCTCCATGTAAAACAGTTTTCCCACATGCTGGCTTTTGAAAATGGCGCTGCTGGCGGTCAACGTTATAGTCCCGGTGCGACCGGACGCATACACCGTGATCGTGTCGTCAGTGTTCAGATCCTGAAATGGCCCGCTGGTTGTGGTAACTGCGGCGGTGCGCCAGTCGGTCTCGCCGTAGCGACGGATCTCAAGTGGAGGGTAATCGTTATGACATACCGTCATCACGTCAGCTGACTGTGTGAACTTCAGCTCAGATATGATGCTGACGGGCCACGGCGTGGCAACTTCAACAGGGGAACCGCCATCGGTTACCAGCGCGCCATCAGACCAGACGCGAATATAGTAATCTCCAAGCTCAAGGGCATAGGTCTGGCTGACGCTGAACTGAAACGGGATCAGCCGACAGTAACGATCTGCATATTTTGCGCTACCCAGAAACCGGAATCCGGGGCGGTTATCAAGGCCGCCAGACTGCCTGACGATGAAATTACGGCAGCGGCGCAGTGATGTCTGGTATTTTTCCAGATCGATGCGCCCGTACAAAGAGGGAGATATTTCACCGCCGGCGAGCGAGGGTTGAATAAGTGAATAGGCCATATCAGCAGATCCTCACGCTGGCTAGTTCTGATATCGGCTGTTCTGGTTCGTGAGCTTCATCAAGCGAGCGCTGCATTGCTGCTGTGAGCACCTGCTGATATTTAGCCATCGCCTGCTGTCCAAGGCTGGCATTTGCCGCTATCGGCATGGCAATTTCAGCTGCCATACGCCACGAAAGCGCATCAGAAAAAAGCGCATCAAACATCATTGGATCAGTAATGCTGCGAACATAAAGCAGAGCAGCCTGAGATTCATTGGTATGAATGACGCGGGAGGTTCCATCTTCGTTGCTACCGACCTCAAAAACTGGCTTATCCTTGAGTGCGATAAAAGAGCCCGTAAACCACTTCGGCAATATGGCGGAAATACGCGCGCAGTCAGTCGGGTACTGATAACGGAACAACCAGCCAGGCGCCGGATCGCCAAGGTCGGCAAGGACGACGCGAGACATGGCAAAGTTCCAGTCGTTGTCAGCCAGCACCGCATCACGCATTGATTCGTAAAAAAGGTTGCAGGTATAAGCCTCCTTAGTCCTTTCAGTGAGGCTATTAATCGTACGGCTATTGCCTATACGCGCCAGCGCAATATTGCAGATGTTGATTACTGATGCCATATCATTCACCAAACTAAAAAGGGGCTTTCGCCCCTTTGGTTATACGGGCTTACACCCCGAGTTCTTTTCGCCGCTCTGCTATCTTCGCCTTGAGGGTTTCCGCTTTAGTATTGAAATGCGGCGCTTCACCGAACATTTCTTCATACTGTTTGCGCAAATCCTCCAGCTCGGTCAGTTCTTCGGCGCTGGGTGTCACAACCTTTTCACTCAGGGAGGCATCAACGGATACCAGGTTGCTGCCAGGCTCACCGTCAAAGGTAATGATGTCACCCGGTTCATGCAGGCGGCCATTGATGAATGACCGCTTAGCGACTTTATACTCAGGCATTGGTTTGCACGCCTCCGGTGATGCCTGCGGTAACTTTGCCGGTGGTCGGCGCAGTACCCGTTACCGTGTAGTTCAGACGGATATAGCGCTCCATCTTCATCGGTAACGTGATAACAGGCGATTTATAGCCCAGCACCAGAGAAGCCAGCGGGATCGTCATGGTCAGCACATCCGCGGCGGAACTGAATGCAGAGTTGTCATCGGTTTGCACGGTGACAGTCAGGCTGGTCAGATTGTTGAACGCTTCAACGACCTGAATCAGCAGCTGGATGTCGCCATATTTACCGACATCCTTATTGCTGCCGGTATCAATGACGTTGGTAGAAGCAGCTGTGGCCGTAATGGCCTGAGCTGCGGAAAAAAGCGCTTGCTGGTCGAGCAGCATGATTTCCCCCTTATGCCGTTACGGCTGATTCAGTGTTCAGAATGGCGTCAGCACGACGGATCGGAATACCCAGGAAAGAAACGATTTTCTTACCGGCATATTCATCAATCGTCAGGTTGACGTTCTTGGCATTCATGGCCTGCTTGTGCAGCCAGGCATGAATGGTCTTGTTGCAGTAGATGACCTCTTTGCCATCGCCCAGCATCGCTACGTCACGCGCATAGTAAGCATCGACCATCATGCTGATGAGGTCGGCGCCTGTTGCGGCATCTTTGGTCAGGGTGGTGACATCGATGTTGCAGATGCGCGAGATTGAGCGCCAATCTCGAACTGACAGGCCGAGATGCCATTTAAACTCATCGCGGTACGCGCGGAACTGGCCGCCGTTTCCATCGCTGACCAGGTCAGCCCCGAGGTCTTCATGCTGGAAGCCGGCAACCATACCTTCCGGGTAGATCATGTGCGCGGTGTTCTCACCCCATGACATGAACCAGATGGATGTATTGGTCGAACCTGCGCCGCCGGCACTGAATACGTTCTCTGCGCTGGCCGCTTTGGAAGTGCTCAGGGTGTTGAAGCGCGGAGCCAGACCCATAAATGCTTCCGGTTCAGCGTCGGTGTTGCCGTAAAAGGTGTAACGGGAAACCTTGTTGTTGAAGCCCTGCAGCTTGCCCATGTTTTCGGATACCCGGAAAGATTCAGCATTGGCAGAACGATCAGCGAGGTCTTTATCCACATACCCCAGGTCATATAGCATACCGGTGGTATCGGTTACCGGCACAGTCTGGGTTTTGGTGGGCTGCACGCCCTGGTTATAGCGGCGCCACACCGGCTCTGGGATACCGGCGCGGATGGTGGTTTTGTGTTTAGAGCCATCATTACACGGTACGTAGATCGCATCGGTGATGACATCGTTGCTTTTCGCCAGCTGCTCGACGATTTTAGCGATCCGCCCGTTCTTGTCGGTACGGCCGTACACGTCAAGAAGAGAAGGCAGCGTCTGACCAATTAAAGCCATGGTTACACCTCACTATTTTTTGCTTGGATAAAACGCTTCGACCAGATCGTTTTTCGGCGATCCGTTACCCTGGCCAGTGACGAAACTGTCTTCACTCATCAACTTGCCTACTTTTGCGAATGCCCGGACCATTTCCGGGTGATTACCCAGGCCAGTTGAATCAAGGAATTCGCGGAATTCTTTTGATGCGAAGGTATCCAGCGCTTTCTGCGCATGACCAACGGACACCGTTAATTTCTCACCACCTATTTCTTTGTCGGCCTTGGTGTCAGCGGCCCATTTTTCTACCTGCTGGCCCCATGACTCGGCCTGACGCTGCTGCATCTGCTCCTGCAATTGCGGCCACAGACCGGCAAGTTTCTGCGCCTGGTCGTTGGACAGGCCAAGTTCACGCGCCACCGGCTCGAAGAGTTCAACGGCTTTTGAGTCCAGCTCCGTGCCTTCCGGGGCCGTGAACTCGTATTTCTCAGGAACCTCGGTTTTAGCTTCCGGTTCTGGCTTATCGCCAGTCGGCTCAGGTTTACCATCCTCTGCCGGCGTTGGTTCAGGATCTGCAGTTGGTTGTTGCGCCGGTTCAGATTGCGCAGCCGCAGGAGCCGCGGAAGGTTCAGATGCTGCTGGAGCAGCTCCACCATCTGCAGGCTGCTCATTGCACAAACGCCGATACATCAGACGCTCAAATAGGTTCATCGTTATTCCTCGCTGGCTTCGTTAGCCATTACCAGATACTGATCGGGACATGCCTCCATCACATCGGAGAAGACCATCAGCCCCGTGTTACGTTTTCCTTCGGCGAACGCTGCTGAGAGCGCCTCTCCGGTGTAGGTGGAGCGCCATACGCCAGCCTGTTCCAGCAGGCGCCAGATGAAGCGACGTCCATGCTCTGTCTCACAGATGAGGCGCAGGTCGTTAAGCTCGTTATCGCGTCGCAACTTCTGCTTTTTGGCCTCTTCTGCCAGCAGCGTTTCCTGCTCTTCATCGCTCAGGTAATCAGTCATTGCGGCACCGCCTGCTGCTGCACAGCATCAGAAAGATTTTTCAGGAGACTTGGATCGGCAGTGTTGGTGTCGCTCAGAGTTTTAGCTGTTGCGCCAGCCTGCTGAGCCATCGCCATCATCTGCTGCTGTTGCATCTGCTGGGCGCGCTGCTCACGCGACGCCTGGACTTCGTCATCGGAATTAACGATCGTCGCCGGAACGCCCAACATATCGCCGTAACTGTCGATAGCTTGATCAACGTTGAGCTTGTCGAGCGCATCCTGATTAACTTTCGCCAGGTTGCCGACGAAGCCGACAAAGCGCTCAACACTGTTAATGCCGATTGATTTCTGCGCCTGGGCGAGAATGGAAACATATTCGACTTTCAGCGGTGCACCCTGTAGCTCTTCCGGAGGCTCAGGAAAGAGGTTACGGCGCGCCATGATGTTGAATGTGCGGTCAACAAACGGATCCAGAAACTCATCGTTCAGGCGCTCAAGCACCGGGCCAAGTTGCAGAAGCTTTTCATCCTGCATTGCAGCGACAGCCTCGATAGGCATGCTGCGGGTATTAATGGTGCTGAACATATTGAACAGGTCGGAGAAGAAACACGCTTCAATCATCTGGCGGTCGTCGGCGATGCTGGCGAGCATGTCGCCAAGTTGCGGGCTGACTGCATAAGCCGGTCTTACCAGCTTGTTGGCATCCACCTCATCAACATAGGTCACGCCGCCGGGAGCAAGGTTGATCAGCTTGTTTTTGAGCCCTGTAGGGGCAACCATGGGCGGGTTAACCAGCTTGTCGATCGCGTTAGCCTTGCGGATTTGCTCCAGTTGCAGCGCTTTACCAGTGCCAAGCGCCATCATTCCAGGGCAATTACTGCCGTAAACATCCTCGCCGTTGATCTCCCAGCGCGGGGAAAGAATTGGTGACTCATCAAATCCGGACTCACTAAGCATCTTGTCACCATCGCCTGCCAGCTCGAAGTACGCAGATTTGAAGCGCTTATTGCGAGCATTCAGCTTGCCGCTGTCGCGATTTATGTTCGGTTCTGTCAGATGGACGATATCGAACCACGACTCATAGTTGGCATTATCCCAGGCGCCGCGCACCGCATTGCTGACGTTGTCCAGGCCAAACTGCATAACAATCTGGCGGGCTGTCATGGAGAAAACACGATAGGTGGTATCAACAGACAGGCGGTTAGAGTTCGACAGGTAGTAACTGCCAATCGGCAATGGGTGAGTACGGATCACATCTTCGTCATCCTCGAGCACGGCCATTGCGGCGGTACCGAAAACTCCCAAGTGGCGATAGATAATCGGCAGCGACTGATAGACGTTTGACCGGTTCATGACGTCATTCATGCGCGTCATAACGACGTCGAGCCAGCGCTTTACCGGCCCGAACTTCATCATGTCTGGATCTGGTGTTGCCAGCTTGAACCACGGGCGGGTCGGGCTGGTGATGCCGGAAAGCATGCCAGATTGCAGAGTGCGAGCAGCTTTTGATGCTGTGGGGTCAACGATACGGGTATTGCGTTTGCTGCCGTTATTTCTCTCCGACGTCAGAAAGCGCGTGCTGCGCGGATCGATAAATTCCGCCAGTTCGCGCCAGTGTTCCTCGAAGCTGGTACGCTCATTTTTGAGCTGCCCCAGATGCTTGAGGTAATGCTGCTTCGGAGAGAGGTCAGCCATGGATTATGCCCCGAGCAGGGTCTTACCCTGGGTACCGCCGGAAGGCTGGGTGACCCCCTGGCTTGATGTCAGGATTGTCGACTTCTGGCCACCGGCAGCTGCGCGGCGACGGCGATCGCTATCAGCGGCATTCTGAACAGCGGAATCAGAAACCTGCGGCGCGGCCTGAACCTGCGGAGAACTCACTTTAGGTTTGCTGATGCACATAGCGATGCTCCATACGCGTTTAAATTATTACCAATTTAATCACATATGATTTATTTAGCGTAGTGTATTGACTTTATGAGATGCAATTATTACCTTTAAGGTAATTAAACGGTGTATGGCACATGCATCGCGGCATTATGCCGAAGCGGTCCGGCGGGGTTCCTTGATATTCCTATCCCCGAGCGGGTAGCCGGAATGTGCAAGCCAGTGAACGGTATGCACTGACAAGGGATTCACCATCCTGGCGATACGGTGTGACACCTCGGAAGAGACGAGGTCATAACCAAAAGAGCGCTGGCATGCAAAAAACATCTCGCAACCGTTGCGGTACCAAAAGCCAGGATGGAACGGAATAACGCGGTAGTGCTCTTTTTGTTGTGGTGAATAAGGCATTAATCCGGCAACCACCGGAGATTGTTAGTAGCATCTGCGCAGAGTTGCTATGCCGAATAGACTGCGTACCACAATCCAATCACGCATCAGGACCGTGATGCAGTACCAGTGTGATGCAGTCTTGGCGGTGGCAGTAGTTATCCCACTTACTGACCACCGCCCTTTTTACAGCAGGACGCCATTGCGATGACTTCATGCTGTAAACCCTGTGACACCCAGCCAAGGACGGCACTTTCCATCATCCCTGTTTCGCCCGGTTCGCCGGGCATTTTTTTAAATGTCACAATAGCCCGCCGATGCGCGGGCTTTTTCATGCGTAGGGATCGTAATCGCTGATCACGTTTGGCTGCCTGCCACCGGCGGCAGGAAAATCTGAGCGCTTCGATACCGGGAAGGCAAACGTTAGCAGCAGAGCATCACCCTTACCGGGCGACCGGCCCAACCGCTCTTTGATATCTTCCTTCGGCTCCATGACTATCTTGCCGTCAACCCTCACCTTGTATTCTGCCGCAGACAGGTCGTCTGCCGTCTCCTGGTCATCCAGCGCACCACCGAGTTTAAGCCACGTTTTGCAGGCGTTGAACATCTCGCCGCGCTTATTCAGCATCTGCGGATCCGTCGATGCGCCGCCGAACGGCACAAGCTGCCATGAGCGGCCCCATCCGTCACCGATGGACTTGAGCCCGGTGCCGTATCCGAAGTCGATAAATACCGCATCGGCTTTGTATTCGTCCTCAAAGTCGGCGATACGCTTTGCCATAATCAGATCGTCCGTGGTCTTGTTGCCGGTCCATAGCACTTTGCTGTGCAGCCCCTGGCGCAGGTATATCACCGCATCATCCACGCCGGAATAAGCCGGGTCGACGCCGATAATCACCGGGGCATGTGCCACCTGCGCCGCGGTAACGACTCGCTTCATGGCCTCATCGGTCAGGCCGGTAGGGATAAACTGCAGCTCTGATGCATCAGGGAATATCCCGCGAACACGGACCTTCACAAAGTCGCTGTCCTCGCCGTAGTCGTCCACCCATTTCTGCAGTTGCTGCTTGTTGGTACCTTCGACGGTGCGGGAATCGATCTGCGCGCACTTCCAGCGGTGTTTGTACTTGCGGAAGCACTCGCGGAATCGCCCGGTGTTACGCGTCGGGTTACCGAATGCCACCCAGATAATTTCCGTGTCCTCGTCCGTCAGCGCGCCCTCGGCAACCTCCCACACCAGATCGGCAATATTGGAGGCCTCATCGAATACCACGATGATGCGCTTGCGCTCGTTGTGTAGGCCGGCGAACGCCTCGGTGTTGTGCTCAGACCATGGGATTGCGTCAGCGCGCCAGCGTTTATCGTGGCCCGGATCGTTGCTGTACATCGCCGTAGCGGTGCAGGTAAACCATTCTTTCGTGATAGCCAGGTTCGACCATTTGATGATTTCCGGCCAGGTCTTGGTGCGCAGCTGGTTGTCGGTGTTGGCGGTCACCACCACCTTGCAATCCTCGCAGGTGGACATGCCCCAGTTGATGAGCATCGAGATGAAAGCGGATTTACCGATGCCGTGACCGGATGCGCGGGCCAACATCAGCGGCTGATGACGTGTTGCCGGGTTCTGCAGGTGGTCGCGAATCTCGCGGAATGCATCAGCCTGCCATTTGCGGGGGCCGGTGGCGTGCGCTAGCTCTGTTCCTTCCTCGCTCCACGGGAATGCATACAGCGCATAGCCCAGCGGGTCATACGTGAACGAGGCGATATCCTCGACAAGCTGCTCTTCCGGAGACATGGCTGCGGCCGTCATTCTTCACCACCAGCCTGTTCTTTGACGCGGCGCCGGGCGGCGGCCATACGTTCGGCAATCGTGACTGTGCCGGAAACCTCCAGGCGCTCTTTGAACGCGTTGACGTCGACGTGCTTACCGATCAACTCGAGGTTCTTCACCTTATCAGGCCATTTTATTTTTTGCAGCGTGGACTCGATATCTTCCTCGTCATCCTTCATCGCCATCCTGATGCGGTTTATATCCACTGCGCTGATCGACGTTCTCCAGACTTTAGGCCACTGGCTAATAGGCTTCAGTCCGCCTTCATCGTCGAGAATGTCGATCACATCCATCTGGTCGATTTCCACCAGGCGCAGCAGCACGTAATCAGCGCTGACGCGCAGGCGCTTATTGCGCTCTTCCATGAGCTCAGCTATCCGTTTCTGAATGCGCTCATCGCGCATCATCACGCTGGCTTTGACGGCTGCTGTATTAGGCGAAAACCCGGCGTTAATCGCTGCCTGAGTCTGATTCTCAGGGCATTTCGTGTATTCCTGGGCGTAAGCTTCCTGCATTGCCGTCAGCGGCTTGTACTGCGTGGATTTGCGTTTGGGGTCCTTTGGCATGGTAACTGCTCCGCAAATAATTACCGTTTTGGTAATAGTATCATGCCATTCGCGATGTTACATGATCGGAATATCATCTTCTTTCTGCCAGCCCTCCCGGTTTATCAGGTATGTCACCACCCCTTTAACCTCGACATCATTCAGAGCGTCACCCTCGATCGCCTCTCCGTCACTGGTAATCAGCGCCCGCCCGCGCACAATGGCGAACTGAGTGCTGCCACAAAACGAGATGAGCACGTTAGAGCCCTGATTAGGCTTGATTGATACGTTGATGACTGCATATCCTGCACTGGTTTCAATAGCGCGGCAGTTGGCGTCAAACTGGCAGAGAGTGGTTACGCTTAGACGCTGCTCGATGTAGTCGGTTGCTGGAGAGGGAAAACCCATAATAGACCTCACATAAAAATACTGTATATTTAAACAGTATAATCATGTGAGGATTTAGTCAAATCGTCGTGACATGTCACAGAGGTAATTTTGTTTCATGCCAGCCAAGAGTGGCCCAGCATTGATAGTCGCCAGCGCACGGGCATGATGCCACCGGAAGCTGATCCCCGCACTTACCGCAACGCCGTTTACTGATGGAGTTAATCCTGCCGCGCACCCGGGCATCATCCTGACGAATTAGCAACGCGATGTACTCAGCCATTTCATACGGCGCACGACCAGGGCGCCGGGCGGCGCAGCTTCGCGCCAGCATTTCCTGCTCCTGTTCATCCAGCACCAGTTCAATTTTGCGCTCACCGGCGGATGACTGCCGCGCTCGCTGCGCGGCTTTGCGTTCTGCGGGGGATTTAGGCATCAGTCGTCATCCTCATCCCAATCGTCATCTTCCTCATCCTCGTCATCATCGCAGGATGCGAGCAGTGGATTCATTCTCAGCCCTACCTGGCAGGCGTACCCACGGCGGCCGAGGTTGTGCAGCACGCCGTAGATTTCGAACATTTCGGTTCGCTCATCACCAATATCAAGCTCACAGGCCAGCGTGTGGCATTCAGTAGCGAGCGCAGATATCTTCTCAAGCAATTCGACCTTATTCACCTTTCACCTCCTGCGTTGCTGGTTGCGATTTGATATGCAACCGCGGCTCTCCGTCTTTCGGCTCCGGCCATGAGCGCTGTTTGTTTACCGCCAGCTTATCGATCATCGCCTGGGTAATCTGATCATCAGTGATGCCAGCCCGGCGCTGGGCGTCCCACAGCAGGAATTGCATATCAGCCCATTCCGACAGGTCGCCAGGCTCGGCAGCGGCTTCCAGTGCTTCTTTGCTGAGGTGCTTCAGCGGGCCAACCGGGCCGACATTGCCGAACGTAGCTTGTGACCACTCTGCGTGCTCGCGGCGTACCTGGTCGCGTTCATTGACGCCATCGGCCATAGCGAAAACTTCACGAACCTCGCAACCCTCACGAACGGCCTGGTTCTTACCATGTTCATCAATAAGCCCCAACCAGTCGCCATTTACTGATTTGAATTGCCAGCCTGCCAGCTCAAGACCTTTTGCTGGCTGCGCGTGGCGATAGAGCGGCTGGGCGGTTACGCTGCCGTGAGTCTCGCGTTGTTCTTCCGTGTATCGCCAATAGCCTTCGACATCGTCAGACCAGCGCCAACGCCACGCCACCGGCTCGCTGTCCATTGCGGCCAGCGCCATGCGGGCTACTCGCTTGAGAATCTCTACATCGGCGAGCCCCAATGTGTAGCCGGCTTTTAAATCAAAGACAGCCTGAACATTCTCTTCTCTGGTTAATTTGCTGGTCATTTCTTTGCTCTCCTGCGGCGCTTAGCGTTGCGACGCTCTGCCGCTTTTCCCGTATGCCGATTGGGGTCTGGGTAACGTTGCGGTTCAAGCTCTTTAATAGGGAGGGCCTCAGCAGGTTGGTAAGCTGCTATCGAGCCAAGAGCGATCGCGATTGATATTGATGATTTACGCATCACTCAGCCTCCCACTTGATGCCAGCGGCGGTGAGCGCCTCTTTGCACTTCTCGATAGCCTCATATGCTGATAGCGGGTCATCGAAATCAGTTTGATGCGGCAGCTTCACAGTGACAGTGCTGGATTCCAGGCCTTCAGCAGGCTTAGTGCTCCAGCCGTGCCACCACATGAAGGCGCAATATGCCGCTACGTCTCGCGGATCACCTTTTTCGATGTGTTCCCAAAGTGATTGCAGGCAGTCGTCATACCAGTCATCTTTCATCCAATCGGTTGAGCGGCCATACTTCTGCTCGGCCTTATACAACTTATCAGCCAGCGCACTTGCGAACCGCAAAACCAAATCGGTTGTTTCAGGGTTCACGCCCTCCGGCACTACCACCGGAACTGGCTGCGCGTGGCGATAGAGTGGCGTTATCTCGACCTTAATCCCATAGCCATTTCGGATGTTCTCTACACTTTGAGGGTTGGTTTCAACATAAGTCACCCCGGTTTCTGGCGTGTGGATTTGCCACGCCACCGGCTCGCTGTCCATTGCGGCTTTGCGGCGTTCCTGTAGCTCGCGCAATGGCTTTATCGCATCTGACATCAGGTAAGCAGAATTAGTCCCGTTAAGGCGGTAAGCGGTCTGCTGCAACTCGATGATTAACGTTTGCAGCTCTTCTTCTGTTAACTGGTTATTGGTCATTGGTTAGCTCCTTCAAACATCATGCCGCCATCGCAATCAGGGCACTTCCCCGAATCCACATCGTTATCGTCATAAAGGCGACCATATAAACAGTTACCTGTGCGGCACTTCAGCGCCTTCGTCTTTTCGGTGGCACGAATTACACTCCCAAGCCTCTCCAGATACCCCCTTTTAATCAGTGATTCAGCCATAGCTCCAACCTTTACTGGCAGTATTTTATCGCCATCCCAGACACCATCTTTGCGGCCTGGCCAAAGATGAATTTCCCAGTCATAAATAACAGCTGGTTTGATATATTCGCGTTCGCGCTTGTTAAGTGGCTTATCCATCTACTCATCCTCCACCTTGATGCCAGCGGCGCGACGAATAACCATCCTGAGGGCATATTTAACTCTGTCGGCCAATACATCGTATTCTTTACGACCATCCCATCGGGCAGCACCGCCGTCCCACTTGAACTTCTCAGACAAATACGCGGCGACAGGAGCCATAATGTCGTGCTCTGCATCATCTGGCAGCTTCACGGTGCGGGACCCCAGTTCGGCGATGCGCTCATCCCGCTTAGAAATCAGCCCCAAATATGCCTGCCGCTCTGCCTCCGTGAGATTAGCATTCCGCTGCGCCTTCTCCAGCGCCTCTACTAGCTCAGCGCCAGCCGCTTTCCATGCCATCCACATGGCCTGAAGCATGAAGTAAAATTGCTCATCGTAAATTTCTCCTTCGGCGTATGCGCCATCTTCAAAGGCTGGGAAGGTTACATCGGCCCCCACAACATCATTGACAAACCACGCTTCGAATTTCTCTCTCTGCGCCAGTTCGGTGATATCAGTTGTCATGCTGAGACTCCTTGCGCAAGAGAATCGCGGATTTTCACGGTCTCCGCGTTGTATGCGTTGGCATAAGCCATACGGCGCTTATCCATCAGGACGACAAGCCGATATGCGCGAAATGCGTATTTGCGGTCGCCTTCACGGCCCTGCTCACGGAGGTGGTCACGCAGCATCGTGAAGAAACACGAATGGCCATCTCCGTCGATATCGTCGGGCCAATCAGTTTCGTTAAGCAGCCAGTCACGCGCTTCTGCGCATTTCTGGCACGTCTTGAAGTTGCTGGCATCGCCATCCTGGACAATAAACGCTTTCTCGTAGGTATCGCCTGGATTAATAGCGCCGTAACATTCACAGCAGCGATGTAATTTGCGAGCCTTAACTTTTGATGAAGTATCGAAGTCGCTCATTTGTCGGCCCCCTCGCGCAGCTCATACGCATACGCATCAGCAACATCAGCAGCGGCGGCAGCAATGGCGTCAAAAAATTCATCACTTCCAAGTGTTCTAAGCTTTTTCGCAAATTCCTCCACCCCATCAGCCTTAATCCCGGCTACGATGCGATCGGTGTCGGGGGTTTCAGGCAGCGACATTTTGAAAGCCAGCGTGACGTCATCAAGGTCAATCTGGTCATACGTTGTGTGGCGTAATGCGATAGTGAGAAAATTCAGCACTGAATCGCCGGGGCCAAAAACATTCTTCAGCGCCACATTATCCGCAGCCAGCTGCTGGTAAGCTTTCGCCAGCGCCATAACCTTTGTCTCTTTGATCGACAGCTCGCCTGCACTCTCCAGGGAGGCGATGAGCTCGTTTACTGTTTCGATGTTCATGCCGTCACCCATTCGATCATCATGCATACGCCCCAGGTCACAGCGACTACCGCAACCCACCCGGCAACATTAACCAGTGCCGCAAACCAGAACAGCGTGCTACGACTGCAATGCTCAAAGTCCATACTTACCCCCGCTTACCCGTTTAACTCATTGATTCATTTGATATCTATCAGGATCGTCGATTCAGAACTCTTCGACCTTCCACCCGCCGCCCGCTTTGGCCGGCAGCTTCGTTACCCCGATGATCCGGAATGGATACTGGTCTGCTGCGACTTTGGTTTTCACCCTGGCGTCATCGGTCCAGAACCCCTTCACCTCATGCAATTCCATCTGTCCATTCGCCAGCATCACCGCGAAATCCGGCGTGTAGAACGTGTTATCAGCCAGCCTCAGCTTGATGCCTTCAAACCGGTACCAGGCGATTTCCCCGTAGCGCTTGCGCAGTTCGAGGTGCTGGCAGTAAGCCGTCTCGGTTTTATTCATCTGCCCGGCCTTAAGTCTCCCGAGCGCCTGCAATGATTTCTTCATGACGTTTACCTTATTGGTAATATAAATCTATATTCAGATCGATATCAATAGTTTTGCGCACATTTTATTACCATTTTGGTAATTCTAAAGGCGTAAAAAAATGCGCTACTGCGCTACCGATTCCGTCAGTGTGTCGGCCCACCTCTGAATCCTGGCGGGATCTGCGTATCAGGCTCAGAGATGGCATTTACATCGCGCCTTTCCGTTCCGCCTTTCAGCTCAAACAGCCCTTTCCAGCCTTTGGCCATGCTCTGCTTCACGATCTGCATCTGCCGCGCGTGGTTACCACCAGACAAGTTAATCAGCTCGGTGATCGCCGCCCCCTCGCTCCGTTCAGTTGGCGCATAGGATTTAAACCGCATTTCTGACCTGTAGGCTTTCCACTCCTCCCAGGCTTCAGCATTGAGCTGTTCAGGATACGGATATGATTTTTTAGGCTCCCTTCCCCTTGGGGGGTTAGGGGGGTTTTTATCTTTTACTTCTTCCTCTTCCTCTTCCTCTTCCTCTGGTAACGCTTTTTGTAACGCTGACTGCGTTACTTTTTGCGTTTCATTTTTACGGTGAGCCGCAACCCTTCTGTTTGTAAGTGCCCGTTTTTTAGAGCTTTCTCCGTTATGACGCTCAAAGTTTGGCAATACAAGCTTATTACCGTCGTAGCCGAGCCAACCAACGGCGATCAGTGCGTCAGCGAATCCTGTAATAAAAGCGATACGGTCTAGCACTCCTTTTGTAACGCTGCCAGCGTTACCGTCAACGGTCTGTTGATCTGCCCATGCCCATATGCGAACGAGCTTACCGAGTACCGCGTCGGGGTCGATATTCAGGATTTCCGCTATCTGGAAAATCTCCGGCTTGTCTGGCGTGATTACCTCAACCTTTATCCAGCTACTGGCCATGTGCCCCCCCCCATATAAGCGCGAATAAAAGCCGCCGCAGCCTGGGCGTTTATGGCGTTTCCGTAGCCTTTGAGTCGGCCGACGCGGTTGCTGCTTGCCACTCTTGCCACCCCGGGCTCGACTCGTCCCATGCGTGCGGCAGCCCCATCAACCAGCGGGAATGTGCCGGGTTCAACTGGACGCCATTTGCCATCTCGACAAAAGAGCCAGTCCGCATCTCTCCAAAAACCGTTAACCTCAAGGGGCCGGTAATCCCCGCGAAGTCCTGCAGACGCTGCTGGGTCTTGCTCCCGTTCTGTCGATACATGTTCATGGCCGCATCTACTGATGGCGATCGAGTGTTGCTCGTTGTCGGTGTTGGCCATCCCGTCATGAACGCCTGGCGCGGCAACTGGTCCAGTCGTTCCTTCCCGTCCCGCTGCGCCGTCATTCCCGCTGAGTCCTTCCAGTCGCGCGACGTTGGAGTTACCCAGCCCGCCAATGCCGCCGCCCATCCGATTTTGTTCGGGGTCTCTCTCCCGTCCGCGCTCATTTGCACCGTCGTTGCATTGGTGATGTAGTTGACCTGTGGCGTTGGCCACCCAGTAGGCCCGTTCTCTGATGTGCGGCGCACCGATGCTCGCTGACGTAAACGGCACAAGCCCGAAGGCGTATCCCATTCCTTCCAGGTCTGCTTGTACAAGGTCGAACCATGTGTTTGCGTTACCGCTTGCAACCTGTTCGCCAAAGACATGCTGAGGTCTGCGCTCGCTGATGAGGTGGAAGAAGTGAGGCCAAAGGTGCCGCTCGTCAGCAAACCCATCGCCTTTGCCTGCCGCGCTGAAAGGCTGGCACGGGCAGGATCCTGTCCAGACAGGGAGATCGTCAGGCCATCCGGCGAGCCGGAAGGAATGAGACCAGACGCCGATACCGGCGAAAAAGTGGCACTGGGTAAATCCTCTGAGGTCGTCAGGTGTGACATCTTCAATACTCCGTTCGTCAACTTCGCCCGGGGCGATATGCCCGGCGGCTATGAGGTTGCGCAGCCACTGCGCCGCGAATGGGTCGATCTCGTTGTAATAGGCCGCGGGCTTCATGCTGCCTCCCGCGCCTTTCTGGCTGCCTTTAATTTCTCAGAGCGTAACTGCTGCTGACGACGCGCACGGTCGTTGTTGCACTGGACGCATTCGCCGCTGATTGTGTAGCGCTGGCTATCGTGGCCATGGATGCACTTTTTACCGGTATAGAACCGGGTCAGGCCGAGTTCGAGCGCCTCGCGCTGTGTAATTCGCTTCATCGGTTTACCCCTTTGTTATTTATCTTTGGTAATTTTGCATCAAGGTGAAAAAAGATCAACCGTATTCGGATAAATATTACCTTTAGGTATTGAGAGGATGGCAGGAGCCGCCGGGGGTGGCGGCACAGGGGGAAGGAAAGGAGATCAGAGGTCGCAGAAGTAGAGGACGAGGTCGTTTTTATTCCGGGTCCATTCGCGGGCCTTGCACGCTTTAAACAGTCCATCCATCAAACGCTTGCGTGGCATCTTGCGGCGCCCGGTGAGATGGGTCTGGATGTAATGGCTGGTTGTTCCGGCTTCCGCAGCAAACGCCTCGCGCTCAGCGGGCGACAAATCAAGCCAGCACTTTTTGAAATTAAATTTATTTTCTTCGCTCATAGTTTGCTTATCTCAGCCTGTCTATTCATGGGTAAATTATTACCTTTCTGGTGAATAAATCAATGATTATTACCATTTTGGTAAGTTTACCTTTATGGTAATATTCTATTAAATTTAATCAGTTAGGTAATAATTGCAGGCAAAACATAATAGACATGAAAAGCATCTACGACATACGACGTGATAACCTCAACGAAATAATCCGGCAGAACTTCGATAACACGCAGTTGAGGTTTGCAGAAAGGATTAAGAAATCGCAGAACCTGGTTAACAGGTGGTGTAAGGGTACGAAAAACATCGGCGGCAATGCCGCACGCGAGATTGAGGCTTTCGCAAGGAAGGAGCGTTTCTGGCTGGACATCGATCACATGTCTGATGCACCCGCGCAGCTCGGGCTACTTAACCCGGATGAATGGAGCGTGGAAAAGCAGGCATCTTTCACCCTCGGCCTCTGGATGGGTTCTCACCCGACGCTGAACTCTGAGAAAAAAGTCTCTGACGCTGCCGGTATTGGCCAGGCCACCGTTAACCGCATTCTGAACTGCGACGGAAGCACCAGCATCGGCGTACTGCATGCGATAGCGCGTGCCTTTGGCAGAGAAGCCTACGAGCTGATTATGCCGTCTGATGCGCGCGGCCTGATTGAGTATGACCACCAGGCTTTCGAAAAACTTCCGCAGGAAGAGAAGAACAAGATCACCGCGTTCATTGACTTCATTTTCAGTCAGAACAGAGAAAGCTGATCGGCTGACACTCCCCGCCATCCAGAGGCATGATTCTTACCGCGCCTCACAATTACCATTTTGGTAATATTTTTCTCATCACCTCTATTGACATAATCATTTTTTGATCGGATTATTACCTTAAAGGTAATCAGGACTCGTATTAATTACCCGAAAACCACCGCCGGTGGCTTTCTTATACGCCTGATTATTACCAAACGGTAATAGAGAGGTTTGTATGCAATGGCAAATCATTAACGGCTGGTACTGCGTCACGGCTTGCGGGCTGATGAGCTGGAAGTTTCGCACTCTGCAGGAGGCTATCAGCTGGGCATTCGTCAGCAAACTGGCGGCAAAAACGGAAATTGATATGGGGGTGTTCAAGTGATCTCGACTCAACAGCAACGCAATCTGCAAAAAATTATGGCCGGTTTCGACAGCGACTATCGCATCGCCGAAGTGTTGCATGCCAGGCAGGTAGAGCTTCAGGAAACGCTTAAGACTGAATACCTGCTCCCGGCATTCGACAACCTTCGCCGCGCCGGGGTCCGCCAGGACATCATCAACGCTGCACTTGAAAGCGTGGAGTTTGAAGAATCACTGGCGGCATTCATCAGTGAACTGACCGGGATCGTTGGCAAGTGGGATCTGGCAGACCAAATCGACAGTGCGAGGACAGCGGCATGAACCCAGGTATCTATTTCGACATCAGCAACGAGGACTACCACGCCGGAGACGGCGTGAGTAAGTCGCAACTGGATATGGTTGCCAAAAACCCTGCCCTGCTGAAATGGGTCAAGGCAGCGCCGGAAGATGAAGAGAAAAAGTCCGCGCTGGACATGGGTACAGCCCTGCACTGCCTGCTGCTGGAGCCGGAAGAATTCGATAAGCGCTTTATCAAAGAGCCAAAAGTAGATCTGCGAACGACAAAAGGGAAGGCAGCCCTGGCCGCATTTAACGATTCAATTAAGGGATCGAATATGAAGCCAATCCCTGATGAAGACTGGAGAAAGCTCGGGTTAATGCATAAGAGCGCTATGGCTCACCCGGCGGCGCGCTGGATGCTGGAAGCCCCGGGTTACTGCGAAGCATCGATGTACTGGAATGACGATGAGACAGGCGAGTTGTGCAGGATCCGCCCAGATAAGTGGCTCAACGAACACAACGTGATTGTCGACGTGAAGAAAGTAGCCGACATGGAGCGCTTTGCACGTCACATCGAGGAATTCCGGTACCACGTCCAGAACGCTATGTACTGCGAGGGTGCGCAAAAAGTTACCGGCGAAGTACACGGATTCTTTTTCCTGGCCGTCAGCGAAAGCATCGACTGCGGTCGCTATCCGGTGCGCGTGTTTGAACTTGATGCACCTGATGTTGATACCGGAATGGCGCTGTTCCGCCGGGATCTGAATACCTATCACCAGTGTCGCCTGTCAGATGAATGGGGCGGCGTGGAAATTATTAAACGCCCTGAATGGGCACGCAAACAGGATCTGTACGTATGAGCAACGACATCACAATCACTTCTCAACCAGGCGCTACCGTCGGCACCGCGGCGGCAATATTCAGTCCGGAAGGTATCAACCAGTTAGTGCGCTTTGCTGAACTGATGGCCCAGAGCCGGGTTACAGTTCCGGCGCATCTTGCAGGGAAGCCGGCCGACTGTATGGCTGTAGCAATGCAAGCTGCGCAGTGGGGAATGAATCCTTTCGCTGTAGCGCAAAAAACCCACGTCATTAACGGCGCGCTGGGTTATGAAGCGCAACTGGTTAACGCAGCCATTACCGCAATGGCTCCAACAAAGGATCGCGTTCACTTTGAATGGTTCGGACCATGGGAGAACGTGATCGGAAAGTTCATCGAAAAAACAAACGACAAAGGGAAAAAGTATCTTGCAGCTGGATGGTCAGCAACAGATGAAAAAGGATGCGGGGTAAAGGTTTGGGCAACGCTGAAAGGTGAAAGTGAGCCTCGAGTCCTAGACCTGTTACTTACCCAGGCTCAGGTCCGTAACTCAACTCTATGGGGGAGCGATCCAAAGCAACAGTTGGCCTATCTCGGTGTTAAGCGCTGGGCTCGCCTTTACTGCCCTGATGTAATTCTCGGAGTTTACACGCCTGACGAGTTACAGGAGACCGCGCCGCGCGTAGAGCGTGACATCACTCCACCAGCAAGAAACGCCGCCGGGATGAACTCGCTCATCAACGCTAAACCTGATCAGCAGCCGGAAGAACGGACCAGAAAATCTGATGACCGCGATCCGGATGAAATGCTGACAGCTTTCACTGATGCAGCAATGAACTACAACACCATTGCCGATCTGGATAAGGCATACAAATACGTCGCTAAAAATCTGGCTAACGATGATGAGCGTCTGTCGAAAGCAACCGACGTCTACACCATACGCCGCGATGAACTGAACGAAATCCCGATGTAAACACCACCGCGGCGCCACGGCGCCGCACTGAAACAGGAGAAGAAATATGAAAGGTGCATTAGGCAAAAAGGAACTGCTGGCGGTGGTGCCGTTATCAATGAGCACAATCGATCGCCTGGAGAAGAACGGCCAGTTCCCTAAGCGCTGGTATATCACGGACAAGCGCTGCGCATGGACTCAGGAAGAAGTTGAGAAGTGGCTTGATGAGCGAATGGCTGCCAGCCCGGTAGAGTTTGGCGGAAAAAAGCCGCCGGTTGAACAGCGAGTATTTCGCCCGGTAGGTAACGCTGCGTGATGTCGCTGGCGCAGTACTGGAAAAGGTGGTCAGGATGGTTTTACTACCTGGCCGCCGTATCCGCCTGGCTGTTCCTGCTGGCGGTAATCTTTCGAGAAGGCTGGATAAAATGAACCGTATTGAAAAATATCACGCTCAGTATGCTCCGCAGCGTAGAGCATCAAAGGTCATCGCCGTTACACCTGCAGCCCTTGCGTTTGAACAGAGAGCGATAGAGCGCGAAAACAAAGGTCAGTATCGCCTGGCCGCCCGCCTGTGGCTTGAGTGTATGGATGCCGCGACCGGAGAGGTTGAGCGCGCACGCATTGCGGTACGCAGGGATCAGTGCATCGGCAAAGGTAATGGCCTTCGTCGTGGCGGCTATGCGGGGATCTGCGCTACTGCCGGGGTGGTTTATGACTAATCCGCACGACGGGATAACCGTAGGAAGTATCACTCTTCCCTATTCCATCAATCGCCGGGGATGGATTGCCCCGAGCGGCGACGTTATCAAAAACCCATTAAAGGCTCAGCGCCTGGCTGAGCTGATGAACAGTAAGAAGGTGGCCGCGTGAGTGAGGGATACGTTAGCGAGCTTGAGTTGGGAAAGTGCGGTGAGTATTACGCGATTTTTAAACTGACTAAACAGGGATTTGTTTGCTTTCCGTCAGACCAAGGTCTGCCATATGACATCGTTGTTGAGGCCAACGGAAAGCTACTAAGAGGCCAAGTGCGCTCTACGTTACGGATGCGTGATTACGGAAAATCAAAAAGCGTTTACCGCTTCGGAACAAGGACAGGAAAAGGCGACGGCCGCGCAACGTCTCAGCAATCTTGTGACTTTTACGCTTTCGTCGTGATCGAAGAAGAGAAAATCGGGTTTATGACTACTGCTGAACTAGCCAGCGAAAAGAACCCAGGAACCATAATCCAAACGATGGAGTTCAGATCTGTACAGGGAATTTATCCTGGTCGAATTTACTCCAATGGAACGCAACGGGTGTTGGATTATTCGAGAAACATCGAAACATACGAAAATTTCAGTCGTGTAGTAGCACTAATTGGAGGTAAAAAATGCCGTCAAAAAAATACAGCTTAATTCTGGCTGATCCGCCGTGGTCTTACGGCAACACCATCAGCAACGGCGCAGCTGAAAACCACTACGGCACCATGAAGCTGATCGACATTAAGCGCATTCCGGTCTGGGAACTGGCCGCTGAAAACGCCGTGCTGGCAATGTGGTACACCGGCACGCATAACGAAGAGGCCATAGAGCTGGCCGAGGCCTGGGGCTTTACCGTGCGCACTATGAAGGGATTCACCTGGGTAAAGCTGAACCAACTGGCAGAGGTCCGCATCAACAAAGCGCTGGCAGAGGGTGAGGTGACAGATTTTTACGACTTCCTCGACCTGCTTAACGCCGAGACGCGCATGAACGGCGGGAACCATACCCGGGCGAACACAGAGGATCTGCTGATCGCCACCTGCGGAAACGGGCTGGAGCGGCTGAACGCTGGCATCAAACAGGTGGTATACAGCCCACTCAGTGCCCACAGCGAAAAGCCGTGGGAAGTTCGCCATCGCCTGGAGTTGCTTTACGGCGATGTCCCACGTATCGAGCTGTTCAGCCGCTGCGGCGCGCCAGGCTGGGATCACTGGGGAAATCAGTGCATAGCGCCGGCGGTTGAACTGCTGCCAGGCTGCGCCGTGCCGGTAGTAAAAACGGAGGCCGCATGAACATATCCGACGAAGCATCACTGATTCGCCAGCTCGAAGAGGCGCGCGCCGTTATCAATCAGCGCAATGGGGAAATATTGCGTCTGCAGAGAGAGGCGGAGCGCTACCGTGAGCAGCGGGATTCTGCAAACGCGATGGTTAAGTTCCTGCGCGGACTCTTTGAGAATTCTTCGAAGGCGACACAATGAGCCGCCTCCGGGCGGACTATTGTTCATTCATCCACTTTTCAAATGCAGACGGGGAGAACGGCACCAGGTCGTAATGCTCCCCGTTTATCCATGCATCGACCATATTGGCCCACTGCTGCAGCATGTAGGCCCGCTGTCGGGAATACTCCGCCTTGTTGTAAACCGCCCGCACGCCCTTCTGTTCATGCGCCAGCGCCTTCTCTATCCAGTCTGACGGGAAACCCGCTTCATGCAAAAGCGTGCTCGCTGTGCGTCGCAGGTCGTGCACAGTGAGAGGTTGCAGGTTCTCTCCAGCATCTACGGCAGCAGCCACCGCACGATCGATAACGGAGTTAAGAGCTGCATTCGATAAGGGCTTACTGGTGCTGTAGCGCCCGGGCAGAAGATAGTCACTGCCACCGGCGCACATCTGTAGGCCTACCATCAGATCCTGTGCCTGAGTCGGCAGGTAGATGACGTGCGACCGGCTACCCTTCATCCTGTCAGAGGGTATCGTCCAAGTGCCTTTGCTGAAATCCACTTCTTTCCACGTCGCCATGATGAACTCGGTTTTGCGCACCATAGTGATCAGGATGAGCTTTACCGCCAGTTTTAAAGTTGGCAACGTGCTGACGGTATCCAGCGCCCTGAACAGAACGCCTATTTCTTCCGGCTGCAGGCAACGGTCGCGCGGTTTAAACATGGCGATCGCCGAAGGTTTGATATCTGCGGCAGGATTGAATAACCCATGCCCGCGGTCATTGGCGTAGCGGTACACGCTGCTGATTATTTCGCGCGCCTGCACCGCCGTCGCACGGCCGCCGCGCTCAACTATCCGATCGCAGAGGTCGCGCACCATAGGCGTAGTGATTTCAGACATCAGCTTATTCCCAAGCACCGGAAGAATATCCCTGTCAATAACCGCCTGCTTCATTGCCCTGGTGCTTTCAGCAAGGACTACATGTTTCATGTAGGCGTCGGTATGTACCGCGAATGTTTCGGCGCCGCGGATCCGTTTGATACCGTCACGTTTCGCCGCAGCTGGCGACTGGCCTGCATTGAGAAGCTTTTTAGCGGCTATCAGTTCATCCCTTGCTTGCGCCAGCGTGATACCGTCACGGCCATACTGACCAATAACCAGCGTTTCCCGGCGGCCGTTGATTCGGTAGTCATACCGGAACGAGACACTGCCGGACGTGAGCACAGCAACATACAGCCCGTCGCGGTCTGAAACTTTGTAGAGTTTGGCCTGAGGCTTGAGGTTTTTTAATTTGGTATCGGTAAGCAC